GTATCTACTATCTGCTTAGTCGGGCCGTCTATAGTACTTATATCTACTATATCAGCTATCTCTCTACCAGCTATACCTGTATCCTGTAGTTGTTTTAAAAGTGTACCTACAACTAAGTCACCTATAACTACGTTTTTAGATGTCCAGATTTCCTGACCATCCACAACATCGTTTGTTTCAAACAAGTTTTTTAGGTATTCACCAGCAGACATATTTGACGCATCTCTACCGTTTGTAATAGCTTGATGCCCTTCTATAGCTTCTCTAAACTTAGCAACAAGTGCTTGCCTGTTACCTTTTACAGCTTCCATTTCTTTAGCAAACTTCTCGCTACTCATTAAAGTTCTAGCTATACGTTCGATTGTTGCATCGTCAGATCCGCTTTTTAATGCTATACGCTCACGTTCTACTGGTGTAGTAACAGAGCCTGCTGACCCTTCTTCTGAGCCCCACTCATTACGTGTGCGTGATAGCTGTTCACGAGCTTGCTGTGGGTCAACTTCTGATATGTGTGCCCCTTGATGTGGGTCAGCTACTGGTCTGTTTTTATCAGCTCTAAACTGTAGCTCACCTTCACGTAGTTGTGCTACGCCAGCTTCTATAGTTTGTTTATCTATACTTTTATTACGTGCTTTGATTTGATCTACAGCACCTTTGCTACCTTTTTTTAGTGTGTATGCAATTCCATCAAACAATAGACCTATACCCATACCTTCAACAATGTTTTTAATTTTCATCATTACAGGATGGTCAGTGTCTTTTGTTGCCAACGGTGTGTCAGCCCAGCCATATCTTTCAGATAGTGCACCTAAAGCGTTCTGTTCGTCTGATTCTTTTGATATAAGGTCAGACACAGCACCTACAGCTGCACCACGAGCTAGACTGCTGCTAGTAAGACCTACAAGTCCAGCTGGTACAGTTACAAGACCGGTAGCTGCAACAGCCTTAGCTGCTCCGACTGCTCCAACTGCAAGTGTACCAAAGTGTACTAGAGCTCTTAGTTGTTTACCCCACCATGTCTTGGTTTCAATAGGGTTGTCGTAGGAATCAAATGGTGTAAATTCTGGTTTGTAGAAACCTTTTTCTTGTTTCTCTCTTTGCATTTCTCCTGACAACGCATCTATTGTACGCTCAGGGAATGTTGCTAATGATGATGCCGTATCTTGTAAACCGCCCGACAGTATTGACTGACCCTCTTTAATGAGTGCCTTAGCACCCCAAGTTTCAGCATTACGTGGGTCGATTTGTTCAGATACAGCTTGCTCTTCTGCCTGTACTTCTTCTTCTTGTCTCTGTTGCTTTTCTTGCTCACGTTGAGTGTAGATGTCTATAGCATCTCTAGCAGCAGTTATACCAGCATCTATTGCTTCATCATCAACTCCATTATATCCATAGGAATTTGTCATGGTTTGTTTTTAATTTATTCAGAGAAATCTAACCGTTGTCTCTTTCTTCTTTTCTCTATTTTCTTTTGTTTTTGTTGCTCTTTGAAAGCTTTAACGTTTTCGTTGCCACCTTCTTCTGCATCTTTTTTCTGTGCTTTTTCTAAATCAGTTAGTATAATATCAGCAATAGGTTTAGCTAACATATTTAATTGACTAAATTTGTAATTAGCTAATCTAGGAAATATCTCCTTCATAGCTTCGATTTCAGTTGGACTAAATACAGTCATATCTGTTACCTGTAACTGACCTTCTTCAATCTTCATACCACGTATAGAGTTTCTTTTGTTTAGTTGGAATCTTATAGACTCAAATGCAAGAAAGTCTTGAAAGTTAGCATCATAAGCTTGACCGGGGTTTTGTTCTAAAAACGTTTTAAACGCAGGCTGGTCGAATAACTCTACAAGTTGCTTTCCTGTTATACCATAACGTCCAAATACAGCTTCTGGGTTTTTCTTTGCCATAGCATAAATACTACGAGGCAAATTACTTGCATCGCTAGGATCGTAAACACGTAAGTCAGATAACTGTACTTGAGCATCTTCTGGTATACCAAATGCTTCTCCAGCTTTTGTGATATTAGCCATTATACTATAGCCAAAGTTCTCTATTCTGGCATCTAATCCTGTTTTATTAGCTTTAAAATAATTGTATCCAGTACCTGTAAACTTACTATCAGTAGCACCTTCCTCTGCTTCTGGCAATGCAAACGTATCAAGTATAGACTTAGACATAGGTTCACCAGTAATCTCAGACGTTTTAGTCATTAGATTTAATGTACCAACTAAGCCACTTGTATCTTCAAACTGCATTTCGTCAGATGTCATAAACTTTCGTCTAGGATCTACAAAGAAACCTTTTATAGGATCATCTTCAAACACGCCTAAAGCATTAAGTCGTCTAAACATTAACTCTCTGGGACGCATCAAAGATCCATCTTTATCTTTTACCTTAAACTCTCGCCACCATTGTTCTACTTCTTTGTGTAGCTTTCCACCACTTCGTATATAAAGTAAAGTCTTTTCTAACCAAGGAGCTTCACCGTCATATACTGTGTTAGAGTCTACTGTACTACCCTGACTATCCTTATGTAATTTTATAAGATCTTGTTTCTGGTATGCTAACTTAGAGCTACTAACTACAAGTGTAGCATCAAAGTCACCGTTGTTTAATTTAAGTATTATGTCGTTTAACTTTTCCTGTACAAATAGTTTTGGATCATTTCCGTTATCTACATGTATCTCAAAGTCAGACTTACCACCCGGATTTTCTGAACGTATAAGAGAAGCCTTTAACTCATCTTTTAGTGTAGTGGCTAGAAAATAATCTTTAGCATCTAAGCCACCTACCTTTTTCTTTTTGTAAAGAGCTACTTCTTTTAGTATAGCACCATCAAAACCATTTACTAAGGCTGCGTTCTTAAGCTGTACATCAACGTCTTTGTTACCTAAGTAGTCTATTGATGTTTCTAAGTCAGTTATAAATTTTGGTTTGACACCTTTTATAGGATGATTAGGAACCCAAAGGTTTTGATCTCCATAGTAGCCTTGTATAATTTTAAAAGCTTCGGCAGCATTGACTTTTCTATTGTTTTTAGCAGCTAACTCATACAATGATTTAACTTCTTTCTCGTAAGGTCTTTGTAGTTTTTTATGTATCTTACCTTCTTCTGTGTTTTGTGTCTCAAACTTTCTTTCGATAGCATCATCAACTGCTTTTACACGATTAGATACTTTTAAAAAGAACTCGCTTTCTGGATCTAACGAGGCCATATAGTCTCTAATATTTGCAAAATCTGTTTGAGTCGCAAAATCTGAATAAGGTAAGTCTTCTAGCACAGCATTGGCTTGTGCAACAGTTATTTTGTTATTGTCAAGTAACTCTGCTATTTTATCAAAATAGTAATCATTAGCCTTAGACATGTCTCCGTTGAATCCATAGGTAGGAGCAACAGAGATTTGTTTAATTAGACTATTTTTGTCAGTAAAGGTAGTTCTATCTTGACCATTTTCTGGAGAAATGTTTATTGAAGTTGCAGAAACTCTAATTTTATCATCTAGTATTTCCTTCTGTTCAGCCTTAAGATTATTGTTAATCTGAGTAGTCAAAGCATAGCCATATCTACGTGCTATATTGTCAATACCGGGCTGTACTATTTTTAGAAGATTCTTTTCGTATCTACCAGACTCAATATCAAAACCTCTTTTTACTGCTTCTACGTGTATCTTGTTGCGTATAAGTTGTTGTACAAACTTACGCATGTCGACACCTTCTTGCACGTTAGTTAAGGCATCGTGACCTAACTGTTGTAACGCACTGGAGTAAATAGATCCTATAAACTCTTCATCATTATACTTAGCAAGGAATGTTTTTAAGTCTACATCTTCGTCAAGATCGAAGTTAAGTTGTTTTAGGATCTCCTGTATTTCTGGTATTCTAGTGTCTTCGTTGTTACCTATAAACTCTGCTAACTTAAGACCATTGTAAGATGTTTCGTTATCAGTACGATTGACAAGCTCGTTTCGATTTTTTCTATCTTGACTAAGCTTGTAATCGTTGAGTTTCTTTTCTAGTCTTTCAGCTTCAGTGGGGTAGAGTTCAGCTAGTTTACCAGTTATATTATATATGGCTTCTAATCTTCTATCTCTTGTTTTATATCTATTCTCCTCTATCTTCATCATGTCATTATAGAACTCCTTAGTGTCCTTAATGTTCTCGTCAATCTGTTCGTTGACGGCAGCTGTCATGTCAGCTTCTGTTGCTAGATAGTTAGTATCACTAATATCGGGTATCTCGTCTTGTGGAGTACCGATAACGTTTCCGTAAGATGATGTCATATTTATTACCCTAATGGATTCCAGCCCAAGCTACCAGCAGTACCAAGAGCTTGGAAAGTAAAGTTAAGAAATCCGCTAAATCTATCTGTTGGTGATAGCATTACAGGTGCACCGTATGCTGCTGGTATACCCAGTGCCTCACGTGCTTTTGCGTTCTTATTTAAGTACTTACGTCTTGCACCTTCTTGTGCATACGCCATGTTTCTACCAAAGGTTGCGTTCATTACACTGTCTACCTTGGCTCTGGTTTTTAGATAATCCATGTAGGCGTTTCTACCAGCTGCTCTAGATCGGCCACCCTGTAAGGATCTACCGTAAGCTTTGTTTCTATAAAATTTAGTAGCAGCTGCCTGTACAGCCATTCTACCTTTACCTTGCTTATATAAAGCTTGAACATAGGCATCGCTAAGGTCACGGCCATATCCAATTAGGTTTCTAGTTTGTGTTCTTTTTAAGCTAGTTTCTTTGTTAAAAAACTTCAGTGCCTGTTGAGCATACACTGCGTCTTTCTCTCTAGCTTTTTGTTTTTGCTGGGCTCTGAGTCCCGCATTAGCATCTACGCACACGGCAAAATTCAATAAATGTTACATTGTTCGGCCCATGTTTTAACTTACGTAAAAACTTAAAGCCAAGAAACTTTAGCAGTTTTAAATGTGCTTCGTTTCGACTGTCAACTATATTCCAAAGCAAAGGCTCTTCCCGGCTATCGACATACCGTTTTGCCTGTCTTGCAAATAAAGTTGGTTGTTCGTGGATTACATTGGTGCATAGCATCCAAATATCACCCTCTCTACCTACGCCTGCCATACCAGCAGCCTTGCCGCTAGGCGACGTAAAATAGACTGTAGAGGCCACTGTGGACATCGCTGCTAGATACGTTAGCGGATCCATTCCGTGGCCCTCTGAGATCTCTCTGAAGTCCTCTGAGCGTAAATTAGAGGCCACTTCTAGAGCAGCCTTCAAAGTTATAGGGTGAATGTATTTACTTTTTAAGGTTTTCATATATCGGTTCAAGTTTTTCTATTGTGTCTGCCATCCAAGGCTCCCATGGCATTTGCTTCATGCCCTTTTGGACATACCTTTCATACCATCTGTTGGTCTTCATTCTCCAATAGAAGTATCTGAGTTCTGTTTCTGTAAGTTGTATGTTATACACGGCGATAATATTTAGGTGAATAGTCCCCTTCCCAAGACATTGATCTTAATGTAGCTGGGGCAGGGTGTGAGGACTTGAGTTTTATCTCAACGTTTGTGTTTTTCTCGTAGACTGGGACAGTCTGTATAAACTCTTCGAGATATGGTGCATCAGATGCGTCGTACTCGTCAAGCTCTGTTGATTCGTAGATTTCTGTGTAATCATTTTTACCTACTCTTTCAAGTGTTGTTTCGTATAGACCTATCTTACCAAAGTGAAACTTGACTCTATGTAAAACTAAAGATGAGTTTACGTCTGCTGTAGATCGTGCACCATCTATTTTTGTAGGATAGAGTGTTGGTATCTTAACTTCGTATGGATAGATATAGCCTATGGTAAGTGTAGCACCAGACCAGTTACCGGGTAAAGTAAAACTTGTACCTGATACTGTAGCCTTGGCGTACCGACCAACTCGTGCGGAGCTGGTGTTTGTGTCAATCACAACTAGATCATGGTTAGGTGTGGTAACTGTATTCAACCAGCTGACACCAGTAAAGGTAGTCAGATTCGTAGTTGAGTTAAAGCTGCCGCCGCTAACAGTAGTATGATTATCCACATGTAATAAGAAGTCGACATTATCTTGTACTATGCTAGGGTCTGTTTCAGTCTGCACTAGCTTGATACTCTGTAGATAATAGTCACTATCTAAAAAGAAATACTCATCATTGATGATAAAATGATATGTCAATGGATTGTTGAGCTTCCATTTAAACCATGCAGCCTGTGATCTTTTTTCTGCCGTTTGGAAATACTTATAACCAAAGACAGTATCTGTTCCTGTTTTACCTATCAACACAATAGAGTTTTCTCTAGAGTTAGTCATTAGGTCTATGTTCTTAGGTAGTAAGGTAGGAACAACTTTACTTACTTCAATTATGTTAGGCTCTCCTTCTCGTGCTGAGTTAGCCATCTCATTGAATCTACTAAACTTACCAGAGTTATCTATGTAAGCCACTGTAGTTCCTAGAGATATAGGAGGCATGTTTTCATTATAGTTAAACGTAGCTATACTTCTCAGTTTAGCTGTGTCAGGGTTGAATACTGTATCATCTGATGCCAGTAAGAATTGTTGGTTTGTACTAAATACAAGTAAACCAGCGTTGATTTCTATACCATCAAACAAGTCAGATGGAAACATGGATGCGGCTGATATATCTACAGGGTCAGATACTGAGACTGTCAAAGCTGTTTCAATAAAAAAGTTAGGTCGTCCTAATGTACCCGGCCTTGATGTAATTACATTCTCGCCTGCTAGAAACGCTAGTCTGTTACGAAAGAACAGCACCTTGTTGATACGTTTACCTACAAATGATGGCATAGGATTAGTAAATGTATCACCGACATCCCGTACACCATAGTCAAACGGTCTGACTGTAAATGTAGTTGCGGCAGTACGTTGTATAACCAACGGCATGTTAGTTAGAGTTGTAGTAATACCAGACTTTGCACACTCAGTCCAAGAACCATTACCATCATTACCATTTTGACCTTCAAACTTTAGATAGTAGTCATCTTCTTCTGATCGTAAAGCATTAGCCACTCTAACAATATAGCCATTTTTGCACTGATTAGGTAAATTTTGTACATCATTGACAGAGCTTTGCATAACTCTCATCAAATCATTTTCAACTACATTAACAGTAAAAGCATTGTTACTAAAAATGTATATACCTGTACCTATGACTTTACAGCTGACTCCTGATATAGCATCTATATCTGCTTTTAGTCCGCCTAGAATTGTATCTGCTGTTACAGCTGTTTGTGCATCAAACGGTGTAGGTTCGGGTCTAATCAATCCATCACCATTACTACTTACTGTGGCGTTAACCTGTGTAGTTTCTATCTCTTCTACACGTATAGTATAAGTTGCATTATTACCACCAGACGCACCACCTTGAGCTGAGTCTAGGGTTACTGTTACAGTATCACCTACTTGCCAACCTTCACCCCCATGCAGCAAGACTACTTCTCTTTGGTAGCTGCATCTATAGTTTTGACCATCAGGGCCATTGTCAAAGTTCTGTGAGTCGTAGTTAGGACTTACACCTTGCTGACCTAGAATATTAAGTCTAAATATTAAATTTTTCTTTGATCCTGAGTCGACACTAAATACTTGGGTTCCGATACCGGGACATGTTCCTGTACCATCTGACTCATCAAGTGTGTCACTTTGTATTTTAATACGTGTAGCACGACTGAGGCTTGTAACAGCAGCTGTACTAAATATATCAAGTCCATATTGTCTTCCGTTTTCTGTTCGTAGTAATTCTAACATTGCAAAGTGTGGGTCGGGCGGGGCTTGTGACGAGCCTGTTTCTCCGACTATAGTATTAGAATTAGAAGAGTCCCTACTGTTAACAAATGTAGTATCATTGATAGTAAGGAACTGTAAGTTTTCTGGGTCACTTGTTGCTAAATATGCTTGTACTGCTGACTGATGGTTTGTGCCGTCATGAGTGTAGCTTGTAGTCATTTGTTGCCCGTCACTACAACGCCATACACGTACCTGACCATCAGCAGCTACTTGTCCTATATAAGATCCCTCTGTCTCATCACGAAAGTAATGAAACCAAGACCCACCACTTTGTACATTGGTAAGTGCGTCGGTTCCAATCCTTTTAGCACCCGGTCTTTTGAACAGTCCATTAGTAACATCTGGTATAGCGTTTACTATATCTGTAACTTGGCCGGGGAACTTTAGGTTGTCAGGCTGTTCTGACATACCTAGTGAGAACTGAGGGATAGTTTGTGTTACGCTTGCCATTATCTCCTTAGATTTCTGAATGGTTGATATGTTTGATATGCAGTACCTTCTGGGAATCCCATCATGCTGTAGTCAGCTTGGTTGCACTCGTATTCTTGTAGAGCTGCTCTTGCTAATCCAGCCTGATTAGTTAGTAGTCTAACAAGATTTGGGTTTGCAACAAGCTGTGTTGCTGCTGCTGTCATAGCTCTGTATGTAATAAATCGTCTGAAAGGTATGGGTAAATCTTCAAACGCATATAATCTGACAACATCTAGATCTATGTCACCATCAAACTCATCTGTATGATCTATCTTGTCATATAAGAATCCATTACGACGTACGAGATTATGATGTCTACGAGCTTGATTGTCATGTAAATCCATAGAAAGTATATCATTACCTATTGCAATCTTCTTGTTTGCATCAGGTGTAAACTTTACATGATACTCTGTATTAAAATGCCACCCCTCTGCCTGCGTGTCTACGTTGGCATCACGGAGTAGATTGAATATAAGTGATACTTCTGGGTTGTCAAAGTTAAGTGTTGTCTGTGGTGATTGTCCGATAGCTCCCAGTATAGAGTTCACTGCGGATAGTTCGGTATCGGTGTCAATAGTTGTGGTAGCCATAAGAAAAAAGGGAGCCGAAGCCCCCGTATAAAAATAAAAATTAAGCGTTAGCTGGATATGTAGTACCAAACGCAGCAGGCTTAGTTGTTGTTCCAGCGAACAATTCAACACAAGCAGCTGGGTTTAAGAAGTCTGCACCCATAGCTAGTCTTCCAAGGATTACGTCACCTTGGTATACAACAGAAACATCACCTGAAGTTACCTGAACCTGTGGGCCGATAGCTTCTACAACAGCAGCAGCTTCTCTTTGGAAGATAAGTCCGCATGTGTTTGCAAAGTTAGATGTGTTACCATAGTTGTTGTTGATACCTGTAACTGAAGCTCTAGCATCTTCTGCACCAACTGATACGAAGTCACCAGTGTTACCGGGATCAATAGTTGCAAGGTCAGTACCAGCTTGTGCACCTGATGAAGGAGCATACTTTGTACCATACTTGCTGAAGAATGGAATGTTCATTGACTTGAAGATCTGGATGCCTGCAATTTCAATGATGCCTTGTCCACTCTGTAGAGCTGTACCTTGTACGTCTCTGTTTACAAGACCGTTAGAACCAATAGCTTGTATAAGTTCGTAGTACTGTCTTGGGTTTAGGACAGCAACTCTGCCTTCAGTTCCAACACCTTTCTCGTCTAGTGCAGCTGCTGCATCATAGAAAGCTGAGATTAAGTGTGTTGAGCTGTAAGCGTCGTCTGCGTCTGATCCACCACCAACTTGGATCTGTGTTCCACCGGGCTCTTGGAAGTTGGACATAGAAACAGGAGAAGCCTGTCTAGCACCTTTCGCAATAGCACGGAAGATTAATCTGTCATACTTCTCTGCGAGAGCATAACCGATCTTGTTTGAGATTTCACCACGTAGGTCGTAGTGTGCTAGTGTCTCGTCTAGCTCATAAACAAAAGCTGAACTAATTAATAGGTCATCAATTGTCACAGTTTTTTCTGCAACTGGTGGAGCTTTCTGGTCGTTACCAAGTATGCTCTGGCCGGGTGTATGATACTCGGCTGTTGTTCTACCAGTGTAGATGAACTGCATTGACTTACCAGAAGTTAATGTTCTCTTCTGTACTAAGTCTCTAGCGATAGTGTTTCTCTGGAAGCCTTTGAACATCTCTCCTGAGAAGAGTTTAAGGTAAAGGGCTCTAGGATCACTACCACCGTTAAGTGCACCCGGCCTTGTTAGCTGGGTTGGGTTTACGTTCGACTGATGGTCGAAACTTCCGGGGTATGCCATTTCTAATAAGAATGTATTGTTTGTACGTTCTTCAGATCTGAAAATTTTTTGGCCATATTTTGTGGTCTATCCCACCGTCTAGACGGATCAAGGTATCCAGCGTACTGGGCTCTCTCCAATAGAGATGGGAGGACTTGAACCTCCCTGTACGGCCTTAACCGATTACTCTTGTGTACTTGATGCCACGATATACGTAGGTTACAGTCATTGTACTCTCCATATACCAAGCCCCGTTCCATGCT